TGTCATCTTTCATCAAGCGATTGCCTGCTGCTGTACCTGATGGAGTGCTACCAGCTGTAAAAAAGCCTCTAACTTCAGCATTGCGAGATAATGCACGAAGAGCACCATAACCAAGAACCAATGTATCAGGCAAAATACCATGAGAATTTGCACGAATAACATCAATCAAAGCATGAAGATCAGTTAAAGGTTCAGCGCCGGCTTGATTCCATTGTGTACCATTAGAACCACTTGCTAAAGCTGAAAGAGCAGATGTATAACTCCCCCAATTGCTAGCACCAAACAAGAGATTAGCTAAACGGGTTTCACGATTTAAGAGCATTGATCTTTGTACTTTTCTGAAAGATCGTTGTTCTTCATTGCCTGGATATTGTGAATACTTGATATCTTCAAGTGCAATCTCATCAGAAAGGGAATAGATCTTTGCTGAGAAGGTAGTGCTTGAACGGTCAAAGTTGCCAATTCTTTGGCGGTCTGCACCGGGTGCTCTTTGTGCATCAACATCAGGAGAACCCATGAAATTGCGAGTTTCTTCGATCAAGAGAGTACCTGTTGGGCCAATTGCCTTGACATCAACATTTTCAATAACTTGATCAGCGATCAGTTGACCATCGCTAGGAATTGCTTCAACGGCAAGGTTGCGAAGGATTTCGTTGACTGGATGAATATTGCTATAGCTAGAATTTGCCATTTGATTAAACTCCTAAAGAGACAGAAACAAGGATTTCAACTTCTTCATTTGCACTTGCTGCAGTATTTGCAACATTTGGCAAGAAGCGACCTGCGATAATTTGAGTATTTGCACCAGCACCATCATAGGCATAAGCCTTGCCACCAGTACCAGGCATAACAAAGAAATTTGTGCCTGCTGTGATTGTACCACCAGCGACAACACGAGAAACACCAAAGACGCATACATTGATTGCATCACCACTTGCACCACCAATTTGAGCAACGCCCACAGGGATGTCAGTTGATGCGGTGCAAGGTGTTACTTTGGCATCACTATCAAGCTTAACTAAGGTCAAAGCGGTGATAGATGCAGATGCGATGAAGGTCTTATAAATAGCATGATTATTTAAGCTCATGATTATTATCCTTTGAAATGTTTGATATATGCATCAGGTTGTTCGTTTTTCATGACATTTAAGGCTTCTGAGAAAGTGATGCCTTTTGTCTTTTTGATTTCATTAACTTGATCGATAAAGCTAATTTCTTGAGCGGTGCTAGCATGTCCCTTTTCAGAAAGGTTGATAGCTTGATTTGCTTTGCGTTCGCTGAATGATTGCCAAATAGCAGGAAATTTATCTTTGATGTCATAGGCTGATTCAACGGCTGAAATCTCACTGGGTGCAATCTTGCCAGTGTTGAGCAAGCCATCAACAACAAGCTTTCTTTCAGCTTGATGTTTTTCAGCTTGTAAAGTCTTAACTTGTTCAGACAAAGCGGTAACTTGAGCGTTCAATTCGTTCATCAATTTGGCTTGTGCCTTTTCAGATAAAGCGGTGGCTTCAGACATCTTCTTTTGATCTTCCATCATCTTTTTCTTGTCAGCATATTCGCCTTCAAGTTCGATTTCAACCTTTTGACCGTCTGCCATGCTAGCATCTTCTTCAGGTGATGAAAGCTGATCGTTCTCAGATTTCAAGCCTTCAATTTGAGCTTCTAATTGCTTGACGAGTTGATCTTTTTCTAACACTAAGGCGGTTAATTGATCAACTGTCATCGCTTTTAATTCTTCTGGATTCATTATGTTCTCCATGAGTAAAACACGAGATATCTTATCTTTAGATTGTGCTGGTCTTGCCGTCAATGTAACGGCTTGCAATTGGGCGAATCCAATAGGTTTGGGATCGCCTTCCCTTGCAAAAATCTCACCTACTAAAAATTCGGGTGATGGATATAAAACGCCTTCACTAGCTGTCACTAGATCGAGCCCTGCTTGAGTATATAGAGGCTTTACATATAAAGCATCATCTTTTACATAAACATCAGATATTTCACCATAAGCCATTGATTGAATTGGATCAGTAGCACCGTTCTCCATAAATGGAGAGGATTGATGATTCCAATCAATGATGACGGGGTCTTGAGATGATCGTTCTTTAAATACTCTTACGATCTCAGCAAGGATTGCAGGCGTGACATCTTGAATTGTCTTCCCATTGATGCGACTGTTGACCTTACCAACAGAAAGCACCTTAATGTCTGATCCTGGATATAAAGCAACCTCTCCCATTTTGATCCTCTCTCTAAATGCCTTAATGTCAGCACTATTGGAGGTCTGCAAGGTAGATTCTGACAATGCTTTTTCTTTTTCATCAGCTCTTTCCATTTGTGCTAAAATCTTTTTTGCCCAAGTATAACCCGCATCACCGCCCCAACCATCCCAAGCTTGACGGCCTTTTCCGTACTCTTCCCATGTTGAGCCTTGCTTGTCGACTTCGTGCCTTGTGAAATAGGCAACCATTCGCTTAATGGTATCAGGTGATAAAGTAACGCCGTTAGATAAATCTCTTGCTCTAGCAATCCCAACGGCTGTCATTCCACGCTTTGAAGGTGGCTGTTCAGCTCTCTTTTTCAATGCTCTGATTGCTGCATCTCTCACGCCTTGAGGTGGAGTGAAATCAATCCCATCGTATTTTTTAGGTGCATTGAGATAGGCGTTAAATCGTCTATTCATTAAGCGTTGTTTAGCTAAAGAGATTTGCTTTTCATTCATCTGATTGCTCTCAATCTTTCAGCCATTGCCAAAGCTGGATTTTGTGCAACAGCTCTATCTTGTGCCGTTCTTGTGGCTTCCATTGGCAATTGACCCGCCCCAATCTTTTGTCTAATTGCTCTCTCAAGATCATCATCAGGAGTTAATAATTGGGCTTGCACCAAGCTAGGCAATGATGCGAGCGCTTCAGCTAGTGCATCAGTATCTAATCCACTATGCACCAAGCGAGGCAATTTTGTTGTTTCAATGTTGCCATAATTCCAACGGATAAGACGACCAATTGTTCCACCGCCCCGTCTATCTTGTCCACTAATTGCACTTGCTACCAAGTCAAGAAAATTGATGCATGCTCTTCTAAAAACGGATAGATGCACTTCACCAACTGATCTTGATCCAGTATCAGAAATTCCCAAATTCATAAATTGAGCCATAAAGGCTTGTGAGATTTGATTGTCACATTCTTGAATAACTTGTAAAGCACCGTTAGCATCAAAGCCTGATGATCCTCCATAGGTATCAAAAGAAACAATATTGTTTTCTACTAGATAGCTTTGCTCTTGCACCACATAAGCCTGTGCTTGCTGTTGTGCTTCATTGATCATTGCATCAACATCGCCGTTTGAAATTCCCATTTGATCAATAGCTTGACGATTAACCTTTACGATTGGAGTAGGCACAGCCCATTTCTCAAGACCAATTGCCATGAGTGTCGCCGCCCTTTGCTTTTCTTTCCACCACCACCAACAAGGACGAAGCAAGCCAATACCCTCGAAGTTTGAACCAGTGCGATTGAGAGTTAATAGTAAAAGTTTTGATGCTGGTATAGGTTCAGGTGTAACACCGCCAACCATGATTTGAATAACACCGTCTAAATTTTGCTTGTCTACTGAAAGCCATTGCTGATGCGATGAAGGTTCACGATCAGCATATCTCTTGAGAAATACCTTCTCTTTTCCGATCGAGTCTTTAGCTACACAATAGACTTCTTCAGCATATCTCCAACCATGAGGAATGAATTCTAAAAGATAGTTTAATTGATCCTCAAAGCTAATTTCCATCATGCCTGGATAGCCTTTAAAGCCAAATGCCTCGTTGGCAAATCGTGCAAGTTCTTCGCTTGTTTGATCACCATCTCGACCAGCTTTAAACTCCCATTTAGCTGACAATAGAGTCTGCTTAACCAAGCTCCAAGATCGTCTAATAATTGGATCAGTAGCTAGCATATCTTCAGCTTCTCTTGTCCAAGATCGACCTGATAGAGCTGGGTTCTGTTCCTTGCCAGTGATATAACCGCCCTGAATGGATGTTCCACTTATCCCATAAGACTGAAAATGTGGTCTTTGTTGAGATAGGTAGGGCATCTCTTTGCTTGAGCTTGTCATTGTCATATATGGATAAACCGGCATAAACATCACCTAAAAGAATATATACAAATCATGATATTGCATAAAATGCTATTATATCAAAT